GAACGATCACGGCACCGGTTCCGCAAGCCTATGAATGGTTAATATCCAACCACGTGTTCAAGGAAGTTTGTTGAAATGATGCCACCGTTTGAAGATATCGCATGGAGCGCACCGCCAATTTGGGATGGTGAAACGTTCACGATTCTTGGATGCGGTCCATCATTAGATTTGGATGATGTGTTGCGCGCGGCACAAACCACGCGGATCATTGCAATCAATTCCGCATTCCGGATGGCACCGTTCGCAGATATCCTTTATGCCGGCGATGGCCATTTTTGGGATGAATATCCGGATGCCTTTGAATATACCGGTGTTCGTGTTGGAATGGCTTATGATTTGGAAAACGAAAAATATTATCCAAACATCGATGGCAAGGATTACAACGCCATCAAGTTCATGGCATGTTCCGGTGAAGATGGATTGGAAACCAAAGATCGGCGCGCGTTGCGCATGGGAAGGAATGGCGGTTTCCAGGCAATCAACCTGGCCGTTCATCTTGGTGCCAAACGCATCATTCTTTTGGGCTATGATATGAAATTGATTGATGGAAAAAATCATTGGGAAGGTGCCGAACCACGCGGCAAACATCAACCACCGGAACCATTCGATTTGTTCATTCCGGCATTTGATACAATCGTTGAACCATTGAAACAACTTGGCATCGAAATATTTAATTGCACAATGGGTTCGGAAATGAAGGCATTTCCAATTGTGCCGATCGATAAGGTGATCTAATTATGCGCATCGTTGTATATTCACCGAAACAACAATCCGAACGTTCACGCCTGGCCATTACCGCATTCATCAAAGGATTGCGCGAACATGGACACAATCCGCAAGTTTTGGAAACATGGTATTCCACGGAATGCGATTTGGCCGTTTGGTTTGGTATGCCGGCCGCCGCCATTCACATTGCGGAACGCCAACGCCGCGATGGCCACAACTTTATTTCCATTGATGCCGGTTATCTTGGTGATCGATCCAAATGGCATTCAATCGGCTTTAATGGCCAAAATGGCCGCGCCGATTTCTTGAATGATATGATGCCATCAAAACGTGCCAAGCAATACAAATGGAAGGCGAAGCCGTGGAACCGCGGCGCGGATCACATATTGTTATGCGCACAGATTCCAGGCGATACGGCGTTGCGTGGCCAAGATCACGAAAAATGGATTGAAGATATCCAAACGAAAATTGCATTAATAACGGATACGCCGATCAAGTTGCGGCCGCATCCGGAACCAAATATGCCACACAACAAACAAAAACAATCCTTGGCGGCCGATTTAGATGGTGCCACGTGTGTTGTTGCGTTTAACTCCAACACGGCCGTGGATGCCATCCTTGGCGGAATTCCGGCCATTGTGTTGGATGAAGGTTCAATGGCATATCCGGTTGCCGGTCATTACCTGGCAGATATTGAAACACCACCAATGCCGGATGATGCCACGATCCAACAATGGTTAAATGATTTGGCATATTGCCAATGGACAATAAAAGAAATTGAAACCGGCCTGGCCTGGGAACACTTGAAAAAGATGCCGGCCGCCAACATTGAATCGGAATGATTGATGCGCATTGGAATGATGGATCGCCGCATTGTGATCGAACAAGATGTGGCCAATCAAAATGAACCAAACGAACATGGTGAAGTGATTCCCGATTGGCAAACATTGGCCACGGTTTGGGCGTACCGCAAACCGATGAAGGGTTCCGAAAAACCACAATCACAACAAGAATTAGCGCAAGCGGAATACATGTTCCGCATCCGATACCGTGATGATCTAACGCCAAAAATGCGCATTCGTGAAGGAGCCGTGATTCACGATATTATTTTCATTCCGGAAGTTGGCCGGAAAAAGGCCACGGAGATATTCACAAAGGTTAATGTTTCATGAGTGCGCCAAACTATTTCGAATTCAAAGTGATCGGCGCGCCGGAATTGGATAAAGTGTTGGCCGGCCTTCCGGTTCCATTCCAACGCCGCATGTTGATCGGCGGAATGAAACGCGCGGTTAAACCAATATTGAAAGGGTTCCGCCTGGCCGCACCGGTGGATTCCGGTGATGCAAAAAAATCAATCAAAATTCGTGTTGTCACGCGATCCAAGTTTCCGGCAATCACAATTGGACCGGATCAAGAACATTGGTATTTGATGTATTCAGAGTTTGGAACGGCCAACCAACCGGAACGGCCATGGATGCGGCCGGTGTGGGATATGCGTTGGCCAATGGCACGTTTATCATTTGTGAAAGAAACGTTCGCACATCTTGAAGATCAAGCGAAGAAAATGAAACAAAAAGCATATGCCGGAAAACTATCACGGCCGGCACGGCGCGCGTTGGGATTATGATCGAACAAGGCATTAGAACATTGTTGGTTTCCGATTCCACGGTTGGTGGAATGGTGGATCAACGCGTTTATTCAAACAAACTTCCACAGAATCCAACATTGCCGGCCATTGTAATAACAACCGTTGATGGCGAAGATCGTTACACCATGGAAGGTGCCGCCGGCGGTCCGTCGTTCGGCCGCTTCCAGGTTGACAGTTACGGAACCACCGTTGCGGAATCACGCGCACTTGGTAAGGCCGTGAAAGCGTTGTTATCCGGATATCGTGGCGATGCCGGTGATGAAGTGATCCAAGGATCATTTGTCAATATTGATACGGATATGCATGATTGGGAATTGGAAACGTGGCGAAGGTTGCAAGATTACACAATTAATTATAAAGAAAGTTGATTAAAAAAAGGAGTATAGAAAAATGGCCGATCTTGGTTTTGGAGTATTATTTAAAGTTGGCGATGGTGCCACCGTGGAAGCATTCGCCACATTGGCGGAAGTGATCGGATTATCCGGTCCTGGTTTGTCAATGGATACCGTTGAATCAACGCACACCGAAAGCGCAAATGCCGCCAAGGAATACATTGCCGGCCTTATCGATGGCGGTGAAATTTCCGTTGATCTCAATTTCTTGCCGGCGAATGCCACGCACACAAGTTTGATTTCTGATTGGCAGAATCGAACATTGCGGAATTTCCAAATCGTGTGGCCGGACACCGCCAACACAACATGGAGTTTCGCCGGATTCGTAACCAATTACGAACCATCATCACCAATTGAAGATCGAATGACCGCATCCGTTTCCGTGAAACTTAGCGGCATTCCAACGTTTAGTTGATTGGGCGATAATCATGAAACGTGGTGATGTGGCATTGGCGATGAACGGCAAATCATATGTTCTTCATTATGGTTGGCCGCAAGTTGAAAAGTTGGTTGATAAGTTCGGCCAATCGTTCGATTCCGTGATTGCAACCGCATCGGCAAACTACGATTTGCCGGTGCTTGCGTTCACGTTATCGGTTGGACTTGAAGCGCGTAACGATGAAATAATAACGCCGGAACAAATTATGGATATTTCGCCGCCGATGATCCAAACGATCAAAGCGTTGAACGATTCCATCATGGTGGCATTTTATGGCCAACCGGAAATGCCGGAAGAATTGGAAAAAAAAACGCCAATTCGAACATGGATGGTGAACATGATTCGGAAATTGTTGATGATCTAATCACAAACGCGCAAAACCGGTGTTATTATTTTGGGATGAAGCCGGCGGAATTTTGGAGTTTAACACCATATGAAACAACACAATGGTTCAAAGCTCAAGCGGAACGGAACAACGATCTTTATAAACTGGAATGGAACCAAACCGTTTTCGCATCCTGGCACACCGCCGCATTCCAACGATCGAAGCACATGCCAAAATATGAAACCATGCTGAAAATGATTGGAATCGAAGTGGCAAAAAAACAATCACCAAAAGAAATGTTGCAAATTGCCGAACAATTAACCTTGGCAATGGGTGGCAAGCCACGCGAAGAAATGGAAGTGAAGTAAATGGCAACAAAGGTTGGCGGTTTATTTGTATCCATGGCCGCATCCGCGGCGCGGATCACCAAAGATTTCAGAGAAGCACGCAAGGCCGCGAAGGCATCCGCCAATGGAATGAGTAATGATTTCAAAAAGGCATCACGCCACACCGGCATTTTTTCCGGTAATCTTGGCAAACTGAAAGGTGCCGCCATCGCCGCCGCCGGTCCGGCCGGCCTGGTCTTGTTGATAAAACGTTCCATCCAAACCGCCGATACAATTGCCAAGGTTGCGGATAAGGTTGGAGTTTCAACCGATGCGTTGCAAGAATATCGGTTCGCCGCATCATTGGCCGGTGTTGAACAAAAAACATTGGATATGGCGTTGCAAAGATTTTCACGCCGTGTTGGTGAAGCTCAAAACGGCACCGGTGAACTAACCGGAACATTGAAAGAATACAACATTGCCGTGCGTGATTCGGAAGGCCGCACGCGTGCAACCGATGATGTGTTGAACGATTTGGCAAACACAATTCAGAATGCGGAATCAGATCAAGAACGCTTGCGCATTGCGTTCAAGGCATTCGATTCGGAAGGTGCCGCACTTGTAAACATGTTGAAAGATGGTTCCAAGGGGTTGGAAGAATACCGCGCGGAAGCGCGCCGCCTGGGAGTGGTGATAAATGAAGATTTGATCAGAAACGCCGAACACGCATCCAACCAACTTGAAATCATGTCGCGCGTGATTTCGTCTAATCTAACAAGTTCGGTGATTGCATTCGCGCCACAGATCACAGATTTGGCGGATTCATTCACCGAATCATTGCCAACAATCATTGCATGGGTGAACAAGTTTTTGGAATTCACCGGTGCCGTGAAGCCGGATGCATTAAAGGTGGCCAACGAAGAACTTGGCGAAATGAACACCGAAATCGAACGCTTGGAAAAGAACAAGGCCGGCGAAACGAAGTTCATGAAATGGCTAACCGGCGGTTTCGAATTCAATGGCAATGAGGAAGCACTTGCCGCATTGATTGTAAAACGCGATGAATTGATGGATCAGATCGCGGAAATGGAAGCACAGCAAACCGCCGATGCGGAAGCCGCAAAGAAACGCGCCGCGGATGAAATCGCCGCACAAGAAAAAGTTTTCCAGGCGAACCAAAAAAGATTGAAACAATTGGCGGATGAAAAAAAGGCCGAACAAGAAAAAGCCGCGGAAGCCAAACGCGCCGCCGATGAAAAGAAAAAAGCATTAGACGAATTCAACACCGCTTTTGAAGCAATGACCACGGATCAATTCCAATTGGAACGTGATGCACTAACCGCAAGCGTGGAAGCATGGCGCAAGGCCGGTGCCGATAAAACGGAAATTGAACGATTGGAAGCCGAACGCCGGAAGCAAATCGCGCGTGATGAATTCGCATTCAAACTTGGCAAGGCCGATGAATTATTGAACGCATTGGCGGCATTGGCCGATGGTGTAACCGCGATGGAATCCGCACAAATCGATAAACGATTGGCCGCGGAAGAACAAGCGGAAACCGATTCATTCAATGCGCACGTGGCCAAGATCGAAGATCGATACACCGTTGATGGCGAAATCACCGAAGCCGGTTTGGAAAAATTGGCAGACTTGCAAACGGTTCATGATGGCAAATTAAGTGAATTAAGAGATAAGGCCGATCGAGATAAAAAGAAATCCGCCAAAAAGATGAAGCCAATCAAGGTGGCGCAAGCCATTTCGAACACGGCCGTGGCGGTAACGGAAGCATATCCGAATATTCCGTTGGCCGTATTGGTTGGATTGTTAGGTGCGGCGCAAGTGGCAACCATATCGGCACAACCATATGCCAAAGGTGGCGTGGTGAATTCACCAACTATGTTTGGCCATTCCGGTGGCCTTGGCATTATGGGTGAAGTGCCTGGCCAAGCGGAAGCAATCATGCCGTTGCAACGCACGCCAACCGGCGAACTTGGGGTGAACGCTTCCGGTGTTGGATCGAAGGAAACAACGTTCATTCAAGAAAACCATTTTCATGGCATCGCACCGGAAAAGTTTATCAACGATACAGTTGCACCAATTCTTGAAGATGGCGCACGCAAGGGAATGAATAAAATCGTGACCAATGAAAAGTTGCACCGCGTTGTGAGGGCAATCATTTAATGATCACAACATCAACAGAATGGCAAGCATTGGTGGCCAAGCCATGTGAAATGGTTGTTGTCATGCGGCTTTATTATGGATTGGAAGGGTCCACCGATTTTATTTCAATCGCATCAAAAGATGTTACAATCGGAACGGAAAATTTCCTTGGTGTGATAAAAGGCATTCCGGATGTTTCGCAAGGTGTGAACATGGACACGCACGAAATCATCACCGGATCATTGCGCGTTGAATTCATGAACACCGATTATGAACCGGCCAAACGCATTTCAGATTATTTTACCAATGGCCTGGGATCATATCCATATAACGTTGGATTCGAAAACCGCCGCGCGGATGTGCGGTTATATGTGGATGGCATCACATCCTGGGATAATTGTTTCAAATTAAAATCGGTTGGTGTTACACGGCAACCAACGCACGGCCGCGAAACCATGGAATTGGAAATCGAAGATGGCGTGGATTTGTGGTTCAAAATCTTGGATCATACCGTGGATGAATCGGATGGATACTTGGCAAGCGGATTGCCGGCATCATCGCGTGGCCTGGTCAAACCATGGCTATATGGAAACAAGCGGTATAAAATAAACACCGTTCGTGATGGCACACGCGATTTGCTTGCATCGAATTGGGATCAATCAAAGTTGCAATCGCTTCCAAAAATGGTTGATCTTGGTAATGGATATTGGTTCGTTTCAAGCAATCAATTACATGGTGATTCCGGAAGCAATCCGGATTTTGATGATGGTGATGGAATATGGATGTGGAACAATACATATAAACGATTCATGGAATTGGTGGATTGGTCCGTGGTTAGCAACACATCCGATGGCATGATCATTCGCCGCACCGGCGATTCGTTTTATGATTACGCCGTTCCGGTTTCCGTTTCCGCCGCATCATGGACAAATCCGGACAACATGATCGATGGCGATGTGGATACATATGCGGAAGCAACTATCGCCGCCGGCGATCCGGTTGGCACACAGAAATCATTTCAATTCAATTATGATACAAATGTTGAATACATTCCGGCCGCCGATCTAACAAGTTTGAAATTGTTCATGAAATACAAGGAATCACCAATCGGCACCGGCATCATGGATATGTACGTGACCGATAAGGTGTTCAACAGGTATCAATATGGAACCGCCGGCACCGATTCACAATTCCGCGCGCACACAGATATCACAAGTAATTTTCCATATCCGTTAAATCCAATTGGTACCGGTGGCAATTTTGTGTTTGGCAGATATGAAAAAGTGGTTGCCGTGGCCGCGGCACAAACCATGCGAATATACCAAGCATTCATGCGCGCAGAATTCGAAGATGCAACCGTGGATCAATTGTATTATGGCGGCACCGGCCAAGAATATGGAACATGGATCAACGGACGTTCCACCGCGGAAGGATATACGGAAACACACGCCAATGATGATGATTCCGGTGATCTAATTGAAAACTATGCCGGATTGCTTGAATCGTTTTTGCGTGATGTTTTAGGCATGGCGGATTCAAACATTGATATGGATTCGTTTAACATCCTTTCCAATGATATCGCCGGT